TTCTTCACCGCGACCGTCATGCCGCTGTTCTCGGCCTTCGTCCTGGGCTTGCTGTCGATCCTGCTGCAGCGCCTGGCCAAGAAGTATCACCTGGACTTCCTGGTGCAGAACCAGCAGCTGATCGACGGCTGGGCCTTGAAGGGAATCAGCTACGCCGAGGAACAGGCCGCCAAGGCCATGAAGAACTCGCAGACGCTGAAGGGCGAGGACAAGCTGCGCCTGGCGGTGGCCTACGTCATCGACAAGATGCCGGCGGTCAGCGAGGACGAGGCCAAGCGGATCATCGAGAGTCTGCTGGCCCAGATCCCCGGCCTGGGCGCCACCAAAGCCACCACGGTCGTCTCGCCGCTATAAGTTCCCCGCGGCCGATCGATACTGCGGACGAAGTCCGTGCTGAAGAGCATCCTGGCAATAATCGCGTTCCTGCTGCCGTTCGTCATTGAGGCGCTGCAGCAGAGAAAGGACACGGCGATCGATGACAGCTACCGGGAAGATATCAAGAGCATGGAGCAGGACATTGCTCACGGCGATGCTGCTGGCATTAGCGTGCGGTTCGATGACCTGCGCATCCCTCAAGACCCGCCCCGAGATCAAGGTGATCCCGGCCGACCGGCTGATCAAAAACCTGCCGAACGGCAACTATGAGGTCACCCCGGCATGGCTCCAGGAGCGGTACGAGTACGAGCGGTGGCTGAAGGCCGAGCTGGAGAGGGCAAACAAGGAGCTTCAGAGGGTCAAAAACGGCGGGAACCCTTGATACTGCTGCATCGCAGCTCGAAATGAGGTAAAAATCGACCTGTAGGACGCGAATAAAGCCCTTTTAAGGGGGGGGGCGATAAAAACGCCCCATAGCCCCGGAAAATCAGCACCCCTCTTTTTGAACGGGTTTAAACAGGGATTTTCGGCTTTTAAACGGGTACATTTTCAAACCACTGATTTTTGGAGAAAACGCGCATGCCGGCACCCAAATGGATACCCATTTTCAAGACCGGTCAGCATACCGACTCCAAGGGCAAGGTGGCCAATTTTGACGCTGCCTACCTCGACAGGATCATAGCCACCTACAACCCGTCGGTTCACGAGGCCCCGGTGGTCGTCGGACACCCGGAGACCAACGCGCCGGCGTTCGCCTGGGTGGAGCAACTCAAGCGCGACGGCGAGGTTCTCTTCTACACCGAGAAGGACCCCTACCCGGATTTCGTGGAGATGCGCAAGAAGGGATTGTTCAAGAAGCGGTCGATCTCGCTCTACGCGGACGGCACGCTGCGGCATGTGGGGTGGCTGGGCGCGATGCCGCCCGCCGTGAAGGGCCTGGCTGACGTCCAGTTCGCGGCGGACGACGGCAAGCTGATGACGTTCGAGTTCTGCGACGAGGACAGCCGGAAGCTGACGACCGTGGGCAGGATCATGTCATCGATGCGCGACTTCCTGATCGAGAAGTTCGGCCTGGAAGTCGTCGACAAGATCATCCCGTCCTACCTGATCGAGTATCTGGTGCAGCAGCCGGCCGACGAGCTGCAGCCGTTCGCCGAGGAAGATCCGGCCAAAAAGGCGCAGGCCGCCCGCGCCAAGAAGTACGCGATCGCGGTTCAGGACGGCGGCAACGTCACCAAGCCCGCCGAGTTCGAGTCGCTGACCGACGCCCAGTTTGCCGACCCGGTGAACTACCGGTATCCGATCGACGCGGACCACGTCCAGGCCGCGTTGTCATACTGGGGCAAGCCCGACAACCGGTCGGCATACTCGGCGGCCGAGGTCAAGGTGATCACCAAGCGGATCCTGGCGGCCGCGAAGGCCAACGACATCCAGGTCGACGAGAGCAAATGGGAATTCAACGAACCATCAACCATCAACCACGAGGAAGAGGACATGAACGAGATCGAAAAACTGAAGCAGCAGATCACCGACCTGCAGAAGCAGATCAGCACCTTCAGCGAGACCGACAAGGCCAAGGAGGCCGAGCTGGCCCGGCTGAAAGGCGACCTGGCGGCCAGGGAGAAGGCCGAGCGGCTGACAGCCCACAACAACTTCTGCGAGAAGCTGGTCTCCAAGGGCACGCTGGCCCCGGTGCACAAGCCGGTGATCATCGACCTGATGGAGATCCTGTCCTTCGCCGGCAAGTACGAGTTCGCCGAGGCCGACGGCAAGAAGGTCGAAAAAGCGCCCCTCGACGTCTTCAAGGGAATGCTCGAGGCGCTGCCCAAGGTCGTGGAGTTCGGCGAGCACGCCACCAGGGATGCCGCCAGCACCGGGGACGCCGCGTCGCAGGACTTCGCCATCGACGGCAAGTCGGACGAGGCGAGCCGCGAGCTGCGGATCGCGGCCGAGACCTTGGCCAAGAAGGAGAACATCTCCTTCGTCGAGGCCGTCCGGCGCGTGCAGGCCGCCCCGGCCAAGTGATCGTCCCGTAATCGGTCGTTACCAGGTCAATAATCAATCTTCAACACCAGCAAGAACACGGAGGTACTATGCCCCCAATCAGTGGAAGGATGAGCGAACTGCGGGTCGTCGATGAGGTGCTCACCCAGATCGCCCGCGGCTACGCGAACGCCGAGTTCGTGGCCGAGACCCTGTTCCCGGTCGCCGAGATGAGCAAGGAGTCCGGCAAGATCCCCTGCTTCGGCAAGGAAGCGTTCAAGCAGCGGCAGACGGAGCGGGCCATCCGCGCGGCCAGCAACCGCATCCAGCCCGATCCGCGATCCCAGGTCGACGTGATACTCGTCGAGCATGACCAGGAATACCCGCTCGACTATCGCGAGATCGAGGAGGACGTCCTGCCGGCCGAGATCAACGCCACCGAAGTGGCCACACAGTCCGTGATGCTGCGGCGCGAGGCGCTGGCGGCCGCACTGGCGTGCGATCCGGCGAACTACGCCTCAACCAACAAGGACAAGTTGTCTGGCAACAGGCAATTCACCAACCCCGCCTCCAACCCGATCGCCGTGATCGAGACCGGCAAGGAAGCCATCCGGACCCAGATCGGCACGCGGCCCAACACGATGCTGCTGGGTGCGTCGGTCTACGCGGTGCTGAAGCAGCACCCCGCCCTGCTGGACCGGATCAAGTTCAGCATGAAGGGCATCGTCACGCTGGACTTGATGAAGGAGATCTTCGAGATCTCCAACATCAAGGTTGGCGAGGCGGTGTACACCGACTCCAGGGGCGTGACCCGCGACATCTGGCCGGACAGCATCGTCCTGGCCATGGTGCCGCAGAACGGGTCGACGCCCGGTACGCGGTCATACTACAAGCCGTCCTACGGCTACACCTTCCAGAAGAAGGGCCAGCCGACGGTGGACACCTACATGGAGACCGGCGGCAAGATCAAGATCATCCGCAGCACGAACATCTTCACGTCGAAGATCGTGGGCGCGGACGCCGGCTACCTGATCGAGGACACCAACGCCGCGGCCGGCCAGAACCCGTAACCGGGAGGTCCCGGCGTCGACACGCGACACCATGAGCTTGCTATAGCGGCCGGGACCAGCGCGGCGACGATGCCCCGCACGAGTGCATCGACTGTTCTTTGAACCCTTCAATAAGGTATAGCGGCAGGTTAACGAAGCGGCCGCACGGTGTATCACCAGTTCCCCAACGCGGAGCGGACCGGTACCCGGAGCTCACCCCTCCACCGGCGCCGGCAACCGCTCCGCAGGTTACAACATCAATTCACCATCGATAAAGGAGCCACATGAAACGTTTCCTCATCTTCCTGGCCATCCTGGCCATGCTGGCGATCGCGGCCGCGCCGGCCGCCGCCCAGGAGTTCGACAACCTGTTCGACTCGACGATGACGCTCAAACCCAACAAGGCGTGCACCACCGGGATCAAGAACTTCTCCAGCGACATCAAGACCACGTTCCAGGTGGCTGCCAAGGGCCACACCGGCGACACGGTGCGCATCCTGTTCAACCAGATGCCGAACAACTTCGGCGGCAGCCTGACGCAGGGTTACAGCGTGCTGAAGGCCGGCGCCGAGTCGACGTTGACGATCTCGGAGATCGTGCTGCCGGACACCAACTGGTACTACAGCGAGATCTATCCCTGGGATTCGCTGAGAGTGGCGAACAACACGAAGTTCATTGTCCGGAACCTGTGCGTGCACGACACGATCCATAAGATCCAGGTCGGCGCCGCGCACCGGCGCGGGTATTCACCGTCATACAGCATCAGTGGCGGCGGAGGTGGCCACTTCCTGCCCGAGGGCGGCCTGCACTGATCCGGGCGCGGCCCGGCTGGTCCAGTTCTCATTCACCATCAACTTTATGATCACAACGAGGTACCAACACCAATGAAATCGGAACAATTCCTCGACATCGCGTCGATCGAAGCGGCTGCGGACATCGAGCAGAACTACTTCATCGGCTTCGATGGCAACCTGTGCGCGGTGGGCGCCAAGGCCCTGGGCGTCAGCTGCGCCGACACCCTGACCGGCCAGCAGCTGCCGGTGGCAGTGCGGGGCATCAAGCTGGTGCTGTCCGGCGCCGCGATCGCCGCTGGCCACCCCGTCACGGCCGACGCCAGCTCCAAGGCCGTCGAAGTCGATGACCTGACGGTCGCCGCCCTGGGCATTGCCGTGGACGACACCAAGCTGACGGCAGCCGCCCCGGAGGTGACCGTCGACGACAGCAAGCTGTCGATCGACTCGGGCGCGACGCCGATGACCTCCAGCGCGGCCAACGGCGCGGG